CGCACTGATTTAGTTATGATTATTGTAACATTGTTTGAGAATGAATTCGTACCAAGTTAAAAGAGCAGAATTTCTACTGCCCTTTATCCGATTTCACAATCTTAACTTTTTCTTCAAAAATGACAATTCCGTCTTTATTCTTTTTGACTTTTGCAGTGTTACCCCGCTCCGCAATCTCCCGGGCAGTCTTTCCGATTTCCTTGTCTGTCATTTCTTTCCTTTCTTTGCATACTTCATAAATATGTCATACTCTGCTCGCTCCTGTGCTGACATCTGTGTATCTTCCACGTTTTCAAGCGCATACCGCTCCTTTACCTCTTTCAGAGCTTTCTTGTCGGACGGTTTCATCTTTGGGTCAATCTTTTTCGTTCGGATATCCACAATACGGGTAAAGGCACATTCTTCCAGTGTAGATAACAGCCCCATGAATACCCAAAAGTGCATATCGACAGTATTCAGATTTATTCCAAACTGCGTTAGGAAAGCGGAAAATATGCGCCATTGATCTACATCATAATCCACATCTTTTTTCTGTTCTTCCTTACTCTTGATAGGATTGTCTGTATACCAGCCGGACAAAAACCACTGTACCCCCTCTTGCATGGTTGCCATATCTGGATATTCCGCGGCGTTCTCCACATCAAACAACAGAGCACAGGATATAGATATCTTTTCCATGTCAGTTAATCCATTGTCGCTTAACGCCTGAAACATCTGTACTCCTATACGGAAATCGCTGTTGATGGGATAACCTTTGTATTCTGTTGGAAGTCTGTCAAGCATGATATTGAACATCAGCTTTTAGAACCCTTCCTGCCCTTGCTATACTTCCTGTTAATAGTTTGATTTCGCTCTTTTGCATACTTCTCAATAAACGGAGCAATCTTTTCAAAAAACTCCGCAATTGAATACATATCTGGAATGATACTGCCGAAAATCTTTTTCGATGCCCCGACACCGAAAATATTATCAATCTTTTCACAGGCCTCTTTGCTTACCTTATCCCGGATATCAAGGACATTGCTAAGTGCTTCATGGTTGATTCCATCCCCATTGTCAGAAACAACTTTCCCGGCCTGCTCCTCCATGTCCTTAATGTTTCCCTGGGTGTTTTTCCCATCAAACCATTGCATCAATTCTGAAAATCCCCTGAAAAAGCCATTGTCCAAAACAGAAAATTCTATGCATTCCCCTGCGTCATTCACCTCAATCTTTTTCAGGCCATTGTCAATTCTTAAACTATCCATACTTAACATCCTTTCCAAATCGGGGCACGATGGAAAGGCGCACACCCCGATATATTAAGTTTCCTTAATACCTAACTCAAATTACTCTTGCTGCTTGACTTTGCTGTTCCGGACTTTACTTCCAAAGAAGATGCCGCCGCACCGCCTGCGGTAAACTTACCCGTTTCAACATTAAATGTTCCTTTTATGCCATCACCGCGCCCACCAATCGTAATAGAATTCGTGACATTCGCTCCTGCATCACCTCCTGTGCTTCCAACGGAAATTGCACATTTGCGCTGCACCGCCGGGTAAGACGGCCCCGAACCTTTGATTCTTACACGTACATAAGATGATACCGCCTTGCTGCCTGTTGGCAATGTGTCAATCAAGTTGTTAAACCAATCAACAAGATCCGTGTCGTCTTGGTCAATGTCCTGCATTTCAACGGGAATTGACGGAGTATAAGATTTTATATCTGTTGTGCCGTTTTCCTGGTTAATCCACTGTTCGGTTTCCTCTTCGGCATTGAATTCTTCTGTCAAAGAAGCAATGCCATCGCCTAACAGGTGATAGTCTGCATCCGCAAGTGTTTTGCTCATGCTTATGTCTACAAAATGCTGTAATTCATGTCTTTTCAAAATCGTTCTCCTTTCACTCTATATTCCATGTCTGCATTTGCTGCAAATACAGTCGCTTTGTCGCCCTCGACTTCTTCCACGCTCGAAAAACTGTCATAGGCTGTAAAATTTGTTACTTTTCTCCCTCCTTTTAATACTGGAAGATTCTCTACATCTTCAAGCCACATTGTTATGCTGTCTGTTACATCTTGCGCATTTATGATTTGCCCGTTTCCAGTCGGAAAACTTTGATAGGCTACCTGTATTTTTAATTTCGATGTAAATCCGCCAGTAATATCATATTTTCTAACACTATCTCCGGCAGTCAAAATATACACGCATTTTCCAACGTCTTTAGCATTGTATTTAATATTTGCGTCCTTTGGAACGTGAGGGCATTGCGCCATAAGCTCAAGAAACATATCACCTAGACGCTTTTGTTCTGCTTTAGATATTGGTTCTTTGATTTCTTCGCTCATAGGCTACTCACTTTCCACCAATGGAGCACAACACGAATTGTAAAACGGCGAATAACCAATAACCTTTATCTGCATTTTGTGATACAGTTCCAGATACATTTCAGCAGGAAGCTTTGAAAGTGCATCATGCAGAATGTCAACATCAACCTCGCATTCCTCACCTGCATCTGCCAAAAGTCTTTTAATCGTCTGCATTATCGTCCTCCTATTTCAAATCGTGGTATTAAGGTGTGCACGTCCACCGTATCAACGCTAAACGCATAGCCATGTTACAATCCGCCTACTTGGAAATGCGGAATCAAGTCAAGCTGTGCAAAGCTGTTTAGGGAATACACATAGCCATAATTTTTTTTCATGTACTCAAAGAAATTGCCGTTGTAAAGTTCACTTGTACTGCTTTCTATCAATCCAGTAGGCGTTTCAATGTCAAGATTCAGTCCTTCTCGCTTCACAATAACGAAGAAATCACCGCCAGTATTCAGAGTGAAGTATTCAAGCATTTCTTCAGTTGTCAGCTTTTCCCACTTTTTAGGGTCTTTGAATGGCTTTGGAAGTGTTTTGTCATTTTTAATTTTCAGCAGACAAGTACTTACATTCTCTTTTCCTGCCCTGGTCTGGTTTTCTTCCTGCGTGAACTCAATCCGCACTTTGTCAAACCTCGTGCCAAAATATGTTTCTGTTTCCATCAGTCCGTTTACATAGCGGTTGTATACCACGACTGAATCAACATAGCCTATCCCCATGCAATTACCCCATTTCTGCAAATAAAAAGAAAC